GTTTAGGCGACAGTGGGATAGGTTCGATAACCCGGCGGCTATGGACGGTGACATCACCAGGATGGACCAAAATACGGGGACGGAGATGCTCGGGTTCACACATGACGTGACCATTGATACGTATGTGGGGACTGACAAGCACGAGTTCGCCGAAATGCTATCCTGGCAGAAGAAGTACCGTTCGACCATCCGCGGCAAGGACGGATTCGTGACGTACCAGGCTGAGGGTTCACTTACCTCAGGCCAGGTTAATACGTCATTGGTTGGGGTGTTGATGGTGACTGCTATTATCTGGGAGTTTGCGAGGCGACACCAGATTAAGGTGGGTCTAGTCGATGCCGGCGACGATTTTACCGTTATTGCTGAGGCAAGTGACATGGTGTTCATCAAGAGGGAGTTGCCAAAATGGTTTGAAGGCTTTGGTTTTGGCTTGAAGACAGAAGAAATTGTCTTTGAGTTTGAGGGAATCAACTTCTGCCAGTGCAACCCTGTCGTTGTAGACGGTGAGTGGTCCATGGTGAGGACACCGCAAGCGGCGCTGACGAAGGATGCGTGTTCACTCGACAAGTTCAGGTCGAAGCGTGACATGTATAAATGGATTCGCAGCGTTGGTAAGGGCGGTTTGGCGAGCTTTGGAGGGGTACCGGTACTCCAGGAGTTTTACAACACTTATATCAGGTCGTCCGACGAGCTCTTGGATGGAGCAGATTTGTCAAAGGTCAAGCGCAAGGAGTGGCGGAGGTCAGCCAACAGGCGTGAACTCGATGATGTGTCTATGAAATGGTTTGGCGAGGGTATGAATAATGGTTACAACCCCGCCATATCAGATGAGACCAGGTTGTCGTTTTATCGCGCGTTTGGGATTGAGCCCTGGCGTCAGTTGCTCCTTGAGAAGCACTATAGAGACACAAAGTTGGACTATGTTGTCCACGACCCCATGCCTATTGGACCCCATTGCATGTTGTTTTGAGCTTGTTCTTCGTACCCGTCGGTTGCCAACCGATCAGCATCCGTAGCTGCGAACGTGGTAGGATTAGGCATTTTTGTCTGAATCGGCACGGGGTCTCCCGATGTAATTGCCCAAACACGGTTTCCGTGGCTAACCAGAATGCCAAGAGACTGCACGGCGCTTCCTCTCACCAAGGTTTTCGGGCGATGAACAGTCCCTTTGTTCACAAGGCATCCCGTTACGTGAATTTTTATGTCCAAGAAGACAAAGCGATCCCCAAATGCTCGAGGTGGTGCTGGATGGGCCAACGTTCTCCGGAACCCCTTCCACACCAGCTCGTGCCATATCCCGGATGACAGGACCACGTTATCCGGAACTGTCTCGTCACGCCAGTTTCTCTCGTTTACACCCTCCATGCTCTCTGGCACGTCCACCATCCATCGAGGAGGACTGGTCTTTTACCCTCACCCCGGCTACACCATGTTCGAGATCTCTGAAGCCTCGGCTGGCGGAAACCTTAGTGCGTTGGATTCGGCTGGTGCTTTTACGCCTTCGCCCCCGTCCATTGCCAACTTGAGTTCAATTGTTCCCACGACTACGGCTGCAGTTATGCGGTTGGTGTCGATGGGTCTCCGTGTTACCTATGAGGGCACAGAGTTGAACCGAGCTGGCAAGATCTTTGCGGGCACCGTTCCAATCACTTACCCGGCCATTTCTACCTCAAAGGGTTCAACCCCTTTCATCTTTGAGCCCCTCAGTCCGTTAGTAGGGTCGCTCACTGTTACACCTGAGCTCCTCAAGAATTCCATTGCGATATTGAGTAGTAGTCGGGTCAGTGACAAAGAATTTGAGGTGAATTGGGTTCCAAGCGGGGTTCCGACCTACCAGGCTGTGGCCACTGTCGCTGGTGTTTATGCTGAG